GGTGGACGTGTAGGTTTTATGGCAGGAAGACTTGTTGGCAAAGCTTTGGGTATGGCAATGAGAGCTAAAAATTTAGAAAAGGGTGGCACACAGATGGGCTATCAAGCTTTACGTAAATATGGATTAGAAGCAAAAGATATTTCAAGATTATTTAGAACTGTAGCTATGGATAAAAGTTTAGTTGGTAAAGAAAGAACTGAGTATATGAAACAATTAAATTTAGTTTTAAAAAATCCTGATGAGTTTCCAGATGCTATTAAAGACATACAAATAAAATTAGGTATCGACCCAATAGGATTTAAAGGTGGTGGCCTAGCTAAAATCCTGGAGGTGTAATGTCAAATCCCGAAGGTAGAAAACCTATACCGCTTACTGAAGCACAACAAAAAATATATGATGCTTTTGTAAAAGCTTTACCTGGAATTACTAATAGAGAAAAAATAACGCTTAGATCTCGTATTAGATCTGGGGGACAAAAAGCAAAAGATTTTCGTGGCAAGTTATTAATAACTGATGACCTTTTTAAAAAAGAATACGAAGCTTTTCAGAAAAAATTTAAAAACGTTGGGACTGACGCACAGTTTGCAGCTTTTTTAAATGAAAGATATGTTCCTAAAATAGGAGATACTTTTTCTACTAAAAATGTTAGTATCAAAAGAAAATCATTAGGTATTGAATCTCCACTTAAATCTGGGATTAATCCAACTAGGTTAAAACGTGTAGCTGATATTAATAAAGTTTTAAGAAAAGAAATAGATAAAGCAAACGATGGTGAAAAATTTATCACACAAGAGTCCATAGCACAAAAAGTAAAGAAAAAATTAAAACTTCCAGAGGGTTTTGCTAATATAAAAAACGCTCCTGATGCATATCCTATCTTAAGCGAAGTAGATACTCGTGCAAAAAAGATTGATAAAGTTATGCAAAACATGTTGCTAGAAGATAAGCCTTTAAAACAAAATTGGGAATTAGAAGTCATAAAAAGAACAGGTATAGGAAATGAAGCAGTTAGAGATAATTTATTAGCTGGAAAAGTTCCTACGTTTAATAAATACAAAGACAAAGGCGCTGATTATATTTTAAGAAATTATGGAAGAACTTTTCCCAAAGTTTTCTATACTTTACCATTTGCAGATCAACTTAGTTATGCGGTTGAAATGCAAGAAGGTAGGCCTGTTTATACAAACGTTCCGGGTGGTAAAAAAACAATATATGGTTCAAGAGCAGATCAAAAAATCATGGCTTTTGCATTACGGAGCTGGAATCAAAACGAGGGAGAAGGTCCTGTAAGATTTTTTAATAAAAAAACAGGAGCACCTATTACTTGGCAGTTTGGATTAAGATTACCCTATAATGATGTAGCGTTTTCATACGATGGAAAACTACACACTTACGAAGATTTAAATGATGTTAGATATGCAAAACAATATTTTCCAGAAGCTTATGATAAAATTACTAAATTAAATAGATTAAAAAGTAAGCCTATAGACAACCCTTTTAAAAAGGGAAAAATAAGGGTTGAGGACTTAGTTAAAGAAATTCAAGTTAGAGGATACACTTGGGAACCTAGTGCTCCTAAAATGGATATACTTCACGGACCAAAAGGAGTTGGTTTAGAACCTTTTATAAATTTAAGTTTTAATTCAAGAGACATAAACCAGTTAGGTGCAGGAATAGTGAAGAGCACTTCTTTAGGAGAAAGACAAAAACAAGAAGCTTTAAAATTAATAGAGAAAGCTCTCCCTGGTGAAGAAACAGATATTATTCAAAGACAATTAGGTCTTGCAGAAAGAATTAAAAAAGGAACAATGTTTGGTTACAAAGACATGTCTGGTGCTGTGAGAGGATTATTTGAACAGTTTGATAAACCAACCATACTCCAAATAAGAAGGGCTGTTGGCTGTGATAATGCAGATGGTGGACGTATAGAGTTACAATTAGGTGGAGATCTTTTAGCATGTCCGGCTAAAAAATTTGAAAAAGATCCCGTTGGATTTACAAATAAAGTAAATCAAATACAAGAACCTACATCAGGAATAACTAAATTTACAAATGCTGCAACAAGTTTTTTAAAATCATCAGGTGTAAAAACATTTGGTGCAGGTGCTGGTATAGGAACAGCGGTGGGACTTGTTAAATTATTTAAGAACGATGATCCAACAACTTATTTATCTAACGAAGACCAACAAAAAAGTATGTTAGTCGATATGGCAACACAACCTGTATCTATTGATACGGAAAGACCTGCAATATTAGATTATCAATTACCAGCATTAGGCGGAACTTTAGCTGCTTCAACAGCATTAGCTGCACCATCAACAATTAAAGCCAGTAAATCAAGATCTCTTGGTGTTGAACGAAAACCACCTGGAATAGCTAAAACAGGTTTAAGAGTTTTAGGTAGAGGACTTGGAGTTGCAGCATCACCTGCACTACTCGCACCTTTTGCAGTTGGAGATATTGCAAGTCAAATAGCTGAGGGAGATACACCCACAGATATTGCAACAAATCCATTTAACTATTTATATCCTGCATTTGCAGAACAAACTCCAAAATTAACAAGAGGATTAAGTCCAACACTTAGAAAAGTTGCAAGACTTGGTTTAAGTGGACCAGCATTAAGAATTTTGTCTAGAGCAGGTATAGGTGGATTTGCAGCATCTGCAGCCATACAAGGATTAGGATTATTAGATGACTAAAAAATTAACAACCACAATACCACCAGAAAGAGGACCTCACCCACAGGGGTTGAATGTTCCTGGAAAAAAGACTATAGTAATAAGGAACTCGGAGAAAAACAATGTCAGAAATAGACAAGTCTCTACCCAACGTAGAGCAGGAAATAAAGTTACCTAGTGAAGAAGAGCTTATAGAAGCATCTCAAGAAAACATTGAAGAAGCACAAGGTGCTCAAGATGTTCAGGTAACACCAGAAGAAGATGGTGGTGCAACAATTAGTTTCGATCCGGAAGCTATAAACCAACCAGGCACAAACGAACACTTTGACAATTTAGCAGATTTATTACCAGAAGAAGTTTTAGGCAGATTAGGTTCTGACCTTTACGAAAATTATACACAATACAAAGCATCAAGAAAAGATTGGGAAGATGGATATACAAAAGGTTTAGATTTATTAGGATTTAAATATCAAACAAGATCACAACCGTTTTCAAATGCAAGTGGTGCAACACACCCTGTATTAGCTGAAGCGGTAACACAGTTTCAAGCACACGCTTACAAAGAATTACTTCCAGCGACTGGTCCAGTACATACTCAAATTATGGGTATAGTAAATAAACAAAAAGAAGAACAGTCGACAAGAGTAAAAAATTTCATGAACTATCAACTCATGAATGTGATGAAAGAGTATGAACCCGAGTTCGATCAGTTACTTTTTTATCTCCCTCTTAGCGGCTCTGCATTTAAAAAAGTTTATTATGATGAACTTTTAGGTAGAGCCGTTTCTAAATTTGTTCCGGCAGATGATCTGATAGTTCCATATACTGCAACTTCTTTAGAAGATGCGGATGCAGTTGTGCATGTTTTAAAAATATCTGAAAATGATTTAAGAAAAAAACAAGTAGCAGGTTTTTACAGAGATGTAGAAATTACACCGGGCTATTCACAAGAAACAGAAGTAGAGAAAAAAGAAAGAGAGTTAGAAGGGACTAGAAAAACTAGAGACGAACAAATGTTTACGATTTTAGAATTTCATACTGAAGTCGATCTAGAAGGATTTGAAGATAAAGATCAAGAACAAAACCCGACAGGAATAAAACTTCCTTACATTATAACAATCGATACATCATCGAGAGAAGTTTTATCTATAAGAAGAAATTATAAAGCTGAAGATCCGTTAAGAAATAAAATAAATTATTTTACACATTTTAAATTTTTACCTGGTTTAGGTTTTTATGGTTTCGGCCTAATTCACATGATAGGTGGATTATCAAGAACTGCAACGAATGCACTCAGACAATTGTTAGATGCTGGTACGTTTTCAAATATGCCAGCTGGATTTAAACAACGAGGTATTCGTGTTAGAGATGAGGCACAGTCAATACAACCTGGAGAGTTTAGAGATGTAGATGCACCTGGTGGAAACATTAGAGATGCATTTATGCCTTTACCTTTCAAAGAACCATCGGCAACATTATTACAATTAATGGGTATCGTGGTTCAAGCAGGTCAACGATTTGCCGCCATAGCTGACATGCAGGTCGGTGACGGCAACCAACAGGCAGCTGTTGGAACGACCATAGCCCTGTTAGAGCGAGGCTCCCGGGTCATGTCAGCCATACATAAGAGATTGTATGTGGCGTTAAAACAAGAATTTGTTTTATTGTCAGATGTATTTAAAACTTATCTACCAGCAGAATATCCTTACGATGTTGTTGGAGGACAAAGAAATATTAAAGTTACGGACTTTGATGACAAGATTGATATCTTGCCTGTTGCAGATCCAAATATATTTTCACAATCACAAAGAATTACTTTAGCTCAAACTGAATTACAACTTGCAATGTCAAATCCACAAATGCATAATTTATACGAAGCATACAGAGATATGTACAGTGCAATCGGTGTTAAAGATGTAAACAGAATTTTACCACCACCTCAGCCACCTCAACCTATGGACCCAGCTTCAGAGAATATTATGGCAATGTCAGGTAAACCTTTTCAAGCATTTAAGGGTCAAGACCACAGAGCACATATTACATCTCATTTAAATTTTATGGCAACTAATATGGTCAAAAATAATCCTATGATTATGGGTGCATTACAAAAAAATATTTTTGAACACATATCTTTGATGGCACAAGAACAGTTAGAAGTAGAATTTAGAGAAGAGATACAACAATTAATGCAATTACAACAAATGGCACAGATGAATCCCGCTATGGCACAATCTCCTGAGATTCAACAACAACTTTTATCGTTAAATTTAGGTATTGAGTCAAGAAAAGCTAAATTAATTTCAGATATGACTCAAGAATTTAAGGAAGAAGAGAACAAAATTATGGGTGATTTTGGAAATGACCCTATTGCTAGACTAAAAGCTAGAGAATTAGACCTTAGAGCTATGGATAATGAACAAAAACGTACGCAAGCAGAGGAAAGATTGAATCTAGACAAGTCTAGAGCAATGATGAATCAAGATTTACAAGAAGAAAAGCTTGATCAAAACGAAGAATTGGCTAAACTAAGAGCTAATACATCGATTGAGAAAACTATTTTAGGTAAAACTCTTCCGAGTTCGGATAAAATGCCTGGAAATGTTGCAATCATTCGAAAAACTGGAGAATAAATATGAAAAAAAATAAAAAATCAAGTCACGCAGGCATGGTTCATGTAGATCATGACATGTTTACGAACAAAGACGGCTTTCCAACTGGTGGAATTGAAGTTGAAGTTTCAAAACCTACAGAAACTCAGTCAGTTCAGGTAAAAGGTCAAAGAAGAATGCTTGACGAAAAGAAAAGCAAAGCAGATTGGTACTAATATGTGGTTTAGTGCTATTAAATTAGCCGTTTCTGCTGGAAGTAAGATATATGCCAACAAGCAAAAAGCTAAAATGGCTATGTCTGACGCTCAGCTATTACATGCAGAACGACAAGCTCGTGGTGAGGAAGCTTATCAGGGTAAATTATTAGAAGCCCGACAATCAGACTGGAAAGACGAGGCCGTACTCGTAATTCTTAGCATGCCCGTGTTGGTGCTTGCCTGGGCAGTCGTATCAGACGATCCTTCTGCTATGGACAAAGTAAAATTATTCTTCGACATGTTTTCGCAGCTTCCGTCATGGTTCACAAATCTTTGGATCCTTGTAGTTGCGAGTATTTATGGTATAAAAGGAACACAAATATTCCGTAATGGAGGGGGTAAAAAATAATGAGTAAAAAATCAAGAAGAAGAAATAAAAAAATCCTTGGTGCTTTAGGTGCTTTAGGAGCCCTTGCATTAATGGGAAGAAGAAGAAGAGATGCTTCTATAGAAACTAATGAAGCAAAAGAAGCTGGTTTTGATATTCCTGCGGTAAAATCAAAAAAACCTAAAAAAGTTTATCAAGACGCTATTATGAGAGGCGTTAAAGGTGTTAAACCAGCAAAAGTAGGTGGATTTCCAAGATTAAAAGTAACTGACAGAGGAAACGTCATTAGAGATGGTGTTGATACTGGTGTTGGAAACGAAAAAACAAAATTTGTTGGCGGTGATGGAAAAATTTTTCAAGGCGGTAAACAAGTTGGAGAAGCTGGAAAAACAACTCCAGGTATTTCTGTAAGAGATGATGGAAGTATTATGGCAAAAGGTGTTTTATATCCAAACAGAAATGCATATAGAAATAGAGGAAAATTACCTGCTAATTTAACTTCAACTATGGGTATGGATCGTGAGGGTGTAATTATACCGGAAGAAAATTTTAAAACTTCAGATTTCGACTACTTTGCAAAAGGTGGTAGAGTAAAAAAGAAACCATTTGCAAAACGTGGTTTCGGTAGAGCATATAAAAAAGGGAGAAAATAACATGCCAGGAAC